AAGGTGCAGGATTCAGCTGACAACAGCACTTTTGCTGATGTGACTGATGCTGCTTTCACCACGACAACTGCCAACACAGCTCTCGTTGAGACTCTCACCGTTAACACCGATGAGATCAAGCGTTATGCGCGTGCTGTTATCACTGTTGCTGGTGGTACAGGTGCAGGTGCTGTAAGCGTCACTGCATTGGGACGCAAGAAGTACAACTGATCTGGATTCTTGCCCCTGGTCAAACAGGGGCATTTCATATGGCACTTTCTTTCGCTGAAGACCTAGACGCTTTTTTTGACACTCCAGGTTTCACGGTGCCAGTTGTTTTTGGTGGCACTACAAGCGTTGGCTACTTTGACTCTCCTGATCAAATAATTGCTGACGGGGTCATTTTGACTACAGACTATTCAATTTTAGTAAAAACGTCTGACTTCTCTGCCGTAGTTCAGGGCAACACGATGACAGTTGATGGTGTTGCATACACTGTTCGTGAAGCAATGAAGCTTGACGACGGCAAGATAATGCGAATCATGTTGATGCAAGACTGATGGCTACTAAACGCGAAAACATCCTGAGCACTATCAGGACAGCGCTGACTAACACGGCTGGAGTAGGCACAAGGATCTATCGCAGTCGTGTTGATCCTGTTGCAAGGGGTGAGACTCCGGCAATCATTGTTCAGCCTATAAGGGATGTTTGCGTACAGACAACTAGCCTTCCAAAGCTGGATTGGACAATGACAGTGCGGATAACGGTAGTCGAAAGAGCAGATATTCCAGATCAAGCAGCTGATGACACAGTTGCTTCATTGCACGCCAAGGTCATGAATGATCTGACACTGAGCGGCTATGCGCATGATGTCGTGCCTGTCAGAACTGAATTCGAGTTTGTTGAGGCTGACAGACCTCTTGGATTAATAGGTTGTGAGTTTGAAGTCCGTTATCGAACGGACGTTGACGATTTAACTCAATAAGGAACCTGAGCTAGCGTAAACCTAACAACCTCTTCGACTTAGCATGATGGACGAACACAGCGGTCAAGGTGGAACCTACCTTCTTGACCCTGAAACAGGCGTACGCACTTTGATTTCGCGGACGCAACCCCCACAACCATCAAAGGAAGCAACCGATGGCACTGCTACTCCGCAAACGCCTGATTCTGATAGAGACGGAGTCAAGTTACGGAACAGATCCGACTCCAACAGGAGCGGACGCAGTTCTAGTAAGTGACCTGAGCATCACGCCACAGAGCAGTGATGTTGTTAGTCGCGACTTGATTCGTCCTTACTTAGGCGCATCAGCTCAGCTGCTAGCTAATACGAGAGTGGAATGCACTTTTAGTGTTGAGCTTGCTGGCTCAGGCACTGCAGGTACAGCACCTCAGTACGGCAAGGCATTGAAGGCTTGTGGCTTGGCAGAAACCATTGCTGCTGGCACTTCAGTCACCTATGACCCTGTTAGTTCTGGGTTTGAATCAGTCACCATTCACTACAACATTGATGGTGTGCGTCACAAGATGACTGGCTGTAGGGGAACTGTGGCGATCACTGCCTCAGTTGGAGAAATTCCAACTTTGGATTTTTCTTTCACTGGCATCTACAACGCGCCTGATGACAGTGCTTTGCCGACGCCAACCTATTCAAATCAAGCAGACCCTCTGCTCTTCAAGAACGGAAACACCACAAGTTTCCAGCTGCTCTCTTTCGCAGGCAGTTTGCAGGATTTCTCGTTCGAGCTTGGAAACGAGATTGTTTATCGCGAGTTAATCGGAGCAACCAAGGAGGTTTTAATCACCAACCGTGAGGCAACAGGATCAGTCTCAATTGAGGCAGTGTTAATGGCTTCAAAAGATTATTTTGCATCAGCAGTTAATGATGCTGCAGCGCTTGGCAACTTGCAATTCACTCATGGGTCTACTGCAGGCAACATTGTTCAATTCACTTCTAGTAAAGTGGACATCGGCGATGTTTCGTACGGAGATTCAGACGGCATTGCAATGCTAGAAATTCCATACACTTGTGTGCCTACTTCAGCAACCGCGAGTGAATTCGATCTGATTTACACTTAAATCAGGCATAGGACAGGGAAGAGGAGCCTTTGCGGGCTCCTTTTTTTTTGTGTATGCTGAGCCAGCTTATGCCGCTATGTAATGGCTTTTGTCCGCAAGAAAGTAAAAACCTTCAAATGGCCTGTTGAAGTTAAAGAACCCAGTGATAGCAAGCCTGGTGAGTTTGAAACCTCTGAGTTCACTGCAGTCTTTAAGCGAGTCAAAATGTCTGAGTTGAAAAAACTAGATGACGAGCAGGGCGTTGAATTGCTTAAAAAGGTAATGGTCGGTTGGGAAGGTGTCACAGATGAAGCTGGAAAGGAAGTCAAATTTAGTGTTTCTGAACTTGTAGATTTTGCTGACGATATTGATTGGTTGAAAGCAGTTTTAGCTGCTTACACTAAAACATATGCAGAGGCAGAGTCGGGAAACTAAGAGAGGCGGCTATTTATTGGGTATCAGGGGGGAAAGTCGTTGAAGACAAAACTTATGACGATGCTGCTGCCTTTGGATTAAGCCTGCCTAATCGCACAAAAAAGAAGAAAGAAGATTTTGAGGTTTGGGAGGAGAACTGGGAGACAGTCATGATGTTCATGCGCATGCAAACCCAGTGGACTGTCAGTATGGCTGGATACGTTGGGTTGAAATATGAGGTTCTCCTGGTTTCCGGGGGGCTTTTTGACCTTTATGATGTGGAGAACCGCCGTGAGGTGCTGGAGGGTCTTCAAATTATGGAGTCTGCAGCGCTAAGCGAATTGCACAAGAAGGAAAATGGCTAAGACTGTTGGCGAACTTCTTGTTCAGCTAGAGGTTGAGGGTATTGAGGGTGTTAAGCAATTAAAAAGCTCGCTGCGCGGGCTTTCAAACGCTTCTAATGCAAGTGATAAGCAGTTAGAGCAGCTTGCGAAAGGTATCAAGAAATTTGGGAGTGAGGGAAAAAGAAGCAGAGAGGTTATTGCTGGACAAGTTGATGCATTAAAAAAGTTACGAACACAGGCGAACTTAGGCGGTGATGCTTTCAACAGGCTAACTAAAGATGTTGTAGCTTACGAGAAGAAGCTCGCGGCAGCAGATCTTCAGATAGATAAAACAACAGCAAAATTTAAAACATTAAATCAAGTCACGAGTCAAATCCCAGCCAGGAAGCCAGATGCATTTGCTGGGCAAATTGGAAAATTGAATCAGGATCTTGGGGATTTATCGGTAACTAGCGATAAGTATTTAAATCTTCTTCGCCAAATTCAGGAAAGGAGTCAAGCTTTTTCTAGGGCTCAAGCACGTCAAGCTGTCATAGGCAGGGCTCAAACAGCAGCAACAGGAGTAATTGATCCAAGAGTTGGTCAAATTGTAGTCAACAGAGAGCTACCAAATACAACAGCGGCATTGTCGTTAAGAATATCAGAGCTAAAGGAAAATCTTCAGAACTTAGATTTCACAAGTAATGAATACAGAGATACGCAAAGGGAAGTTCTTGCCATTGAAAAGCAGCTTACAGATATAGGCAAGCAACGTGTTGAGGCTATTAAAGGAGTAACAGCTCAACAACGTCGAGCAGAAGAGCTAGCTGAGAGATCTAGGGGTCGTAAACAGCGTTTAATTGCAGGTCAAACTGCCACAAACGCTGAGTTCAATGCTGCATTAGGTGCGCACATGGCTGCACCTGTCATGCCTGTGCAGAGGCCAAGTGATTTGTATCAATCAATTGGGCAAATCTCCGCTGCTGCTATGGCAAGAGATGTTGAGATGATGGGCAATAGTTACAGGAAAGTTGCGGCAGATATCAATATGGCTGCAAGAGCTGGGAATGGCAATATTTCCAGCCTCCAGAACCAAAGAGCATCTTTTGTAAGGCTACGCAGCGTTCTGGACCCACTCAGCAAAGACTTTAGAGAGGTCAGCAGGGAGATAGAAAAGGTAGATAAGCGCTTGAGGAAGCTAGATCGCAAACCTCGGAGGGGAGGTGCCGAGCTGGCTTTAGGTGCTGGTGCTATCGCTAGTTCTACAATATTTGGCGGAATAGAAGGTGCAATTGGATCAACCATTGGCATGGCTGCTTTTGGGGGGCCTGGTGCTTTTATAGGAGGTCAAATCGGAGCGCAAGTAAATCAATTTAGAAAACAGCTAGGAGCGCTGGCAGAATACACAACTCAGCTAAATCTTTCTAAGCAAACGCTTGCATTGGCTGCTAACGGACAGGAAGAATACAACAAGCTACTAGCGATTAGCAGGGAAATAAGCAATGATTACGCGCTTGGCCTCAAAGAGACTATTGGTGGGTTTGCGCAGATTGCAGTTGCCGCCAGAGCTAATAATTTAAGCCTAGAAGAAACAGAGACTATTTACAGAGGACTTGTCTCTTCTGGTGTTGCTTTTGGTAAAAGTCAGGAGGACATAAATGCAATTGTAAGGGCAACAGTTCAGGTCCTAAGTAAGGGTAAGCTGAGTGCAGAAGAGCTTTCAGGACAACTCGGCGAGCGCATGCCGGGTGCCGTAGCCAAGTTTGCCGAGGCAACAGGACGAACGCTACCTGAACTTGCTGCTGCTCTTAAGGCAGGAGAAGTTTCAATCGATGATTTTGTAGATTTCTCGAAAAAGCAACTATTTGACTACGACAAAGTTGCAAAACTGATTGGAGATTCCCCAGAAAAAGCTGGCGCACGTTTAAAGCTGGCACTCGACGAGGCAGTAGAAAATTACGGTGGTTTCTTCCAAAGAGCAGGCGCAGGATTCCAGGATCTGTTCAAGAAAATAATTGATTTTGTTAATGACAACAAAACAGCAATTAGAAATATGGTAATTGATTTTATTATTCAAGCAGAAAAAATTAAAGAAGTATTTGCGGGGTTAGGCAGAGACATCGTGAATACCTTGGCTCCGCCGCTTAAGTTTGTAGTTGATATGTTTGGGCGAGGGGTTGACGCAATACATGGAGCAGTGATGAGAGAGCGTGATCTTATGGCTGGAGGCTTTAACGCAGAGCAGTCGTTAAGAAGAGCCGAAAGTGCTGCTGAAAATGTTACTCCAAATTTAAGTATTGCTGGGCTTGAGATTCCAAACACGCGAAGGCTGCATCCAAGCTACACAGGCAATGTTCAAGAAGCGTATAGAGTAGAACAGCAAAGCGCTTTAATGGCTGGAAGAAAGCTTCGAGAAGAAGCAGGAGGCAGCGTTGATTTTGATGCAATGAGGGAAGATCTGGAAAAAATATTTAAATTCGAGCCTTCCAAGTATGGTGAATTTAAGTCAGGTCAAGGCGGTGGAGACTTAACTGCTGGTGGCTCTAAAGTAAAAGATATAACCAAAGAACTTGCTGACGCAAAAATAGCAAGAATTAACTTAGACAAAGACGCAATCATTGGAGTTAGAGAGCAGATCAAGCTTGAGGCAGAGCTAGCAAGAAAAGCTGCACAACAGTTACCAACGCAAAAGCAAAGAGTTGAGCTTGCAAGAATTAACAACAGAGAGACTGAACTATTAGCTGCTCTTGAAGAGCGCATTAAAGAGTCTGGCAAGGCAATGGCTGAAAAGTTGATAGAAAGAATGAATGCATCCCAGTCGTTAAATCGTCAGCTTGAGGGTTCTCTTGCAAAGCGCAAGCTAGAACTCGGCCTGATAACACAAGAAGAATTTAACCAGCTTGAAATTGCAAGAGAGCGTCAACGCCTTGAGGCATTACGTGACCCTAAGAAAGGAGGCATCACAGATTCTCAAATAGAAGAGCAGATGGATATGTTCAAAAAGGTATTGAACCAAACGCCTATCGATAAATTCATCAAGAGCGCTAAGGACGGCTTAAATGATTTGCATTCAGTCGCGGTAACTATTTCGCAAGGCATCGGCAACGCAGTTGGCAATGCAATGACAAGCGGCATCATGGGGTTGATAGAAGGCACCAAGACAGCAAAGCAAGTATTCGCTGATTTCTTGAAGAGTGTTGGTCAAATCTTGGCGCAAGAGGGGGCAAAGATGATTGCTACCTACATCGCTATCGGTATCGCAAAAGCATTCGCTGGTTTGCTTGGTGGTGCTGGTGGTGGTGGTGCTTCTGCTGGAGATGCTGCTGTAATGGGTGCTTCGCCAGCTCAAGCAACTGCAATGTCAAGCTCGACCGGAGTTGCTTGGAGTACTGATATGCCATTGAGTGGAGGGATTATAGGAGGAGGATTTAATTCTCCAGGTATGGCAAACGGAGGCCCAGTAGAAGCTGGTCGTCCTTACATGGTTGGAGAGCGTGGACCTGAGATGTTTATCCCAGGTTCAAACGGTGGAATTATGCG